AAGTCCTGCAGGAAGTCCGTGGGATCCTCAGTCCACGCCATCAGCAGGTCACCCGTACTTCTTCAGGCCGTAGCCGAAGCAGGTGACCGACGAGCTGGCGGTGCCGGTCTCAGCGGTGCAGCTGAGGCGGATGTACCGCTTCAGGTCGTTGCTGTTCAGCGTGATCACCTGCTTCGCGGCAGCGTTGCCGATCGCGGTGAACCCGCCGCCGGTCGCTGCGGTAAAGGTCGAGTTGTCGGCAGACTCCTCGATGCGGAAGGTGAGATCAGCGCCAGAGCCGGCAGCGGTGCCGCTCAGGATGATCTGGACGTCGCCCTCGTAGCCGGCCAGGTCCACGCCGGTCTGGTCACCGGTGCCGGTGATGGTGGTCGTGGCCAGGAGGGTGAAGTGCTGGAGCTTCTCCAGCGTGAGCTCATGAACTGCCATGGGTCCGGGTGCGGGGTTTGCGGGTGCGCGTCGGCGCGGGGGTGGGCTCCGGATCCTGCACCGCTGGCGCCGGTTCAGCCTTGCCGCTGGCGATCAGCAGCCGGGCGTCCCGGTCGCCAACCTCCACCACATCACCGACCCGTGCGGGCCGGCCGGCGATGGAGGTCTGGCGCAGGATCAGGAGTTCCATGATCACAGGGTGTTGTTGCCGCGGCAGAAGGCCTCAGGATGGCGGACGGCAACGTCCACATCCTGAAGCGCAGTTACCCGCACACCGCCGGACTTATCCAGCGCGTAGGGGTTCACCTGCAGATCCAGCGCGCCCCACATGCCCATGATCATCTGGTTCCAGACGCCGAAGAACACGTCGCCGGAAGCGATCTGGTTCGAGCGGACCACGGGGTAGCCGTTGACGGTGCCGCCAGGCTCGAGCACGAACTGGGCTTCAGTGCCGACCTTGCTGGTGGTCTTAAACCCGCCGTAGACCGTGGAGTTGGTGATGTAGGCCATCGCGCCGATGTCGGCGTTGTCAGCGTTGACCTTGGTCTCCATGCTGACCAGCTCCACGTAGGTGGGAGCGGCGGCGTTGAAGTCCTCGGTATTGATGCCGGTGGTGAACTTCAGGCCCTCGGGCTGGCTGCTGGAGCCGGTGCCGTAGAGCGCAGCGCGGTCGATCTCAAGCGCAATCACCGTGGCCAGCTCGGTGCGGACCATCTGCTCCACATCGATGGAGCTCTGCAGGATCAGCCGGCGGCTGAACTCGGTGTAGGCGCCCAAAGTCTTGGCAGTCAGGTTGACCTGATCGACCGTGGGGTTGGACTCGGTGGGGTCGCCCTTCTCAGCCACCCAGTAGGCGGTAGCAGCGCCGGTCTGGCGGGGGATGGCGACCGGGCCATTCAGGCCGGACAGCATGGTGACGCCGAGGGTGCTCAGCGCCAGGCGGTTTCGCAGCAGCTCGATGAAGCTGCCGGGCCGGGCATCGGTGAACACCAGATCACCAGCAGCCGAGGCGGTGCCCACGGTGAGGTCGCGGTGCAGCACCTCATTGGCCACCAGGTAGCCGCGGGCGGTGGTGCCCAGCTGGCTTTCGACCGCCTGGCTCACCTCACGCTCGAAGGCCGCAGCCTCCTGGGCGTTGCGGTCATTCGGCAGCAGCTGCGCACGGATGGCGCGCAGGAAGGAATAGCGGCGGGTCTCCTTGTCGGTCAGGCCGATGTCAGCAGACCGGGCGATGGGCTGCGCGCCAGCAGTAGGAACGGCAGGGACAGCAGGCTGCTTCGCCCGCTTGCCGATTGCAGCCAGCACTTCACGCATGGCGTCGGCTTCAGTGGCGCCGCGCTCGATCAGGCCCTGGGCGAGATCGTCGGCGCCGTGCTCACGGCAGAGGCCGGTGATGCTGGCGACGCGGCCGCGCTCCTCAGAGGCAGCCTGCGCCCGCACCGCCTCGATGTCGATGGTGGGTTCCATGGGTTTGGGGTCGGGGGTGGAAGACGCGGCCGAGGCCGCGGGGTTGGCGTCGTCGTCGAGACTGCGCCCGAGGCCGACGGTCTGATCCGCCGGCACGCTGACGATGCTCACCTCGTGAGGTTGCCACGAGGTCGCGATGATGCCATCAGCACCACCACTTCGGATGGGCTGGGCATCGTTGATCGAATAGCCCACGGACACATTCCGCAGGATCCCATCACGCACATCAGCCAGCTTCTCCTCTGCGAACGCATTGCGGGCGAACCGCACGCGGACCATGCCGCGGCCATCGTCCAGCCAGCCGCGTTCAATCACGCCCAGCACGCGGTCGGGGTCGTGGTTCCACAGCAGCGGCGCAGCATCATTCAGCCGCGACAGATCAACGGCGGATTCATCGTGGCTGAGGATCTCGCGGCCAAACCAGCGATCAACCGGCGCCTCGCTGGAGAACGGGAACTCGAACGTGCGAACGTCCGGCCGCTCATCATCAGCAGCGTTGGCGCGCACGGCCGCGGCATAGTCGAACGACGCCTGCCGGCGCAGTGGCTGCTGATTCAGCTCGCGCAGATTCACGGCAGACGCTACAGATCCTGAGATCACTGTAGCGCCCCGATCCTGTGCAGCCTTGATGGTGTCCGCCTTGCTGCTCGCCCACGTCTGCCCGGGGTCGCCGCCCCATGCCGCCCATGCCACACGACCCGGCGAGGGATAGCCATCCTCACCAGGGCTGAAGCCCTCGCCCTGCTTGTCCACCTCATGCCGCGCGAACCATGCCGCCATGGTCACGACGGTCTCAGGGCTCAGCTCATCGCCGGACAGGATCTGGCTCGCGCGCCGCGCTGCAACCTCCGTCCCGCCCGGTCGGCCCTCATCCTTCCATGCCCGGTACCGCTCCGCCTCATCACGCATCCCGGCGGTCGGCATCAGGCTGATCGTCTGCCCGTTGATCTCAGCCATCGCTCTCCAGCTCGTCGGGATCCTCCGCCTCCTCTTCCTCCGGTGACTCGCCACCTTCCGGCTGTGCATCGCTCAGCCCAGGCTGCTCCGATCCCGGCGGCCGGGCCTGGGTCACACCAGCGCCCGACACCTGCGCCGGGTTCGTGTCGAACTGCAGCCCCAGCTGTTCCGCACGGTCCACCTCATTGGCGCGCGCCAGCAACAGATCCTCCAGGTCGCCCCCAGACTCCGCCACCACCTGCGCCTGGGTCTTGAAGCCCGACCGCACCGCGTCCTTGTAAGCCGCCACCTCCTTCCCGGGATCCACCCATGCCCACCCGCGCGGGAACCACCGCACCATCTCGAACCGCTCCGGCACCACCTCATACCCAGGCAGCACCAGCGCACCACTGCCGACCGCAGCCGCCAGCCAACGCTCATAGACCGGCTGGAGCAGGTGCTCGATCAGCCAGTCCTGCAGCGTCCGCCATTCCTCCCGATCCTCCAGCAGGCTCAGCCGGCTGCTGCTGTAGTTGCTCTGGCTGAAGTCCCGACTCACCGTCTCGTAGCTACAGCCGATCGCCGCCGCCACCGCCCGCAGCATCGCCCGCAGGAACGGCTCAAACTGCCCATCCGGTGCATCCAGCTGGGGCACGTTCACGCTCTCGCCCGGGGCCAGGTACTTGAACACGCCCGGCTCGAAGTTCGAGACCCGTTCCTCGTCGTAGACGTCATCGCCCTGCAGCTCACCCTCTGGGCTCTGAATGAAGCCCATCAGGCTGGAGCTCGCCCGGGCACGCACCACCTCGGCCTCCTCGTACCCAGCCAGGTGGTGCAACCGCTTCACCGCTGACGCCATCCAGGGCACACCGCGCGTCTGCCCCGGCCGCTCCGTCACGAACAGGTGGATGATCTCCGAGGCCGGCACCTCCTGCGTGGCGTAGCCCACGCCGTTGATCATGTCGCCAGGGTGCCGCGTGCGGAAGGCGTAGCTGAGCGGCCGGCCCCAGCGGTTCACCCGCACGCCCATCCGCCACTCGTTGCCCTGCGCATCAGGCCCGCTGCTCTTGCCCTCATCGCAGTAGTCCGCCTCGATGATCTCCAGCGCCAGGGGGACGCGGCTTCGGCCGAACGCTTCCGGCACCACCCGGATGAACACCTCGCCCGACTCCGCGACGCTGCGCATCGCCAGCCGCAGGATCTCAGGCAGACTCAGCTTCCCGGCAACGTGGCAGCGGTCCTTCTTGCCCCACTGCTGCCAGGCCGCTTCAATCCGGCCGTTCAGCGACTGATCCAGCCGGCCGCCGCCTCGCTGCATCATCACCCGACCCTGGAGCCGGATGCCGCGACCCACCACGTTGGCGCCGATCGCACGGATCGCCTGCCTGGCGTAGCTGTTATCCCGCACCAGCTGGCGCGAGCGGTTCCGCAGCCGGATCAGGCTGCCGTCGATCTCAGCGTCTGCACTCGTCGAGCTGGTCACCCAGTCTGAGGTGAGCCGCGACACCATCGCGCCCTCGTACTGCCGGCGCCGCCGCTTCGGTGCTGGCTGCTCCTGGGGCTCGAACCCACCGCCTGCGATCCGGCCGCCGCCCTTCCGCTTCGCCATCAGGTGAACCTCACGAACAGATTCCGCGGATCACCCAGCCCGGCCGCGACCTTCTCCGCTGCACGCTCGCGCGCAACAATCGCCTTCAGCTGCGCCTCGCGCTCCATCAGCTGCCCCAGGTCGTTGGCCGTCCAGCTCCTCGACCCGATGGTGTACTGCTTCGCGCCCTTGCTGATCAGCGATCTGATCGCAGCCTGCACCGCCTCCAGGTCCTGCTCCGCCTGGCTCCGGCCATCCACCGCCCCGGGCGCCCCGGCATAGCTGAGCGCCGCGACCACCAGCGTGGTGCCGCTGCCAACGGTGATCACCGTCGCGCCGCTGCTGATCCGCGTCTGCCAGTACCACTGCCCCGCATCGAACGCGCTCGAGGTGATGGCGCTGATCGCCATGTCCCACCCGCCGTCACTCCGCGCCGTGCCGGTGACCGTCGCACCCTCGCTCGCCGTGTTCGTCCGGAGGAACGTGCTCAGCGTCCAGGTCGCAGATGTCGCCGGGTTGCCGTCCAGATCAACCGCCGCCGGCTCGATCCATTGCACCGTGTCGCCTGCTCTGATCTCTGCCGGTACTGTCACAGGCGCCACCTCCGTACGGTCACTGTAGCGGCAGCGTGCGCTACCACCCGCTGACGAAGCTCGCGCCGCCACGCGCCGGGGCCGGCCGCCGCCGCTTCACCTCACCCGCCGCCGGCGGCTTGCCCTGCTCCACTGCCGCCGCCAGCTGGTCCCACATCGTCGCCCGGTTGTAGCGCCGCTTCACCAGCTCCAGCAGCGCCAGGCAATACACCACCAGGTCGAGCGGTTCATTGCGCGCGCCGCTGGGCTTCTGCCACTCCAGCACCTGGAAGCCCTTCACATACCGCGGCACCAACCGCTCGCAGGTCAAGCCCTTCAGGTAGTCCTCCGTCGTCCCGTCGTCGAAGTGCACCGCACCGGGCCCGGTGCCCTCACGCTTGAGCCGGGCGTAGATCGTCCGCTTCAGCGTGTCGCCGCCCACCAGGTACAGCGTCAGCCCGCCCTTGATCACCCGGCCGCGCCAGTTCAGGTCCACCTTGTTGCCCTTGCTCAGTGCCGGCGCGTTCCGCGTGCTGCTGCCCTTCAACGCCACCACGCCCGCACCCGCATGGCGCCGGCAGTACTCGTAGGCCTCCTGCGTGAAGTGGCCCCCGGTGTCCACCCCGCAGTGCCGCACGACCATCACGCCGCCGCCGGCCCTCGGCCACTGCGTCGTGCGGATGCTCTCGATCTGGTCCCACACATCGTCCTGTGCTGGGTCGCCCTCTACCTTCTGGTGCCAGATCCGCCACAGCTCTTCCCCCCGGCCCACGCCCCAGACCGTTGTCTCCAGCCATGTGTCTTGCACGTCCACCGCCATGAGCAGCAGCACCACACCAGCCGGCACCTGCCCCGCCGGGTACGGATCCTCCGCCGCCCGCGCCATCAACCCGTCCGCGCTGATCCGCGCCACCGCCTCATCCTCCCAGGCCTCGGCCGCCCGCTTGTTCACCCAGCCCTTGAGCAGCAGCGGGTCATCCTTCGCCCGCATGAACTCATCCCGGATCTGCTCCCAGCTGGTCCACCCCGCCGGCGCATACCAGCCGGGCAGATGGAACCCTGCCGTCAGCCCATCACCCGGTGCGCTCGCCTGCCAGTCCCCACCCAGCAGCATCCCCGTCTTGTGCTGCTGCCCCACACGCTCGCCGCACCCCGGGCACCGCGCCCACACCTCACCATCCGGCCGGTCCCATTGCATGTGCTCACGCCACCGCAGCACCTGCAGCGACCCACAGCACGGCATCAGTAGCGCCAGCTGCCTGCGGTCCGATCGCTTCTCGAACTCCTCCGTGATCCGACACGCGCCCCTGGTGCCAGGCGTTGAGGTGATCAGAACCTTCCCCATCGGAAAGGTGCTCGTCCGCGTCTCCGCGTTCTCCAGTGGATCGCCCTTGTCGTCCGCCTCGAGCGGATAGCTGCTCACCTCATCCGCCGCCAGGTACGCCGCCGGCATCGACTGCAGCCCGCTGCCGCTGTTCGCGCCCGTCACCACGAACATGCCGCCGCGGAACTCCTTCAGGAACATCGTGTTTCCCGAGTCCCGCGAACGCGCCGGGGCGATCAGCTCCGACAGCGCCGGCGTCTCCCGCAGCAACGGCTCCAGCCGCTGCCTGTTCAACCGCTTCGCCATGTCGAGCGTCGGCTGAACCAGCAGCGCAGGCCCCGGCCACAGGTGGATGATCGCCCCCAGCCAGTTCAACACCACCTCCGTCTTCCCCATCTGCGACCCGAACATCAGCACCACCCGCCGCCACGGTGACCCCGGGCTCAGGCAGTCCATCGGCTCGCGCAGGTACGGCGTCCGGTCCGTCCGCCAGGGCCCCTTCTCCGCGCTGCCCTTGCCCGACAGGATCCGGTGCGCGTCAGCCCACTCGCTCACCGTCATCGCTGCCGGTGGCCGCAGCCCCTCCAGGAACGCCGCCCGATACACCGCCGCTCCGTCAGCCATCGCTCAGCCCTCGCAGCGCCACCCGGATCTCCTCCGACAGCATCCGGTGCACCTGCCGCACATCACTGCACGCCGCGATCATCGACGCCACCCGATCCGGAATCCCACCCAGCTCATCCCGCACCGCACGCGCCAGCTCAAACGCCTGCCGCTTCACATCCGCCGCCGGCACCAGCTCGCCCCTACCCTGCAGCGCCTCGAGCCGCGCCTTCTCCGCCTGGTAATGCTCACGCCGCGCCCTGCTCTCGTTCAGGTCAGGGATCTGATCCTCCGGCAGTCCACGGATGAACGCTGCCAGGTCGTCATCACTCACACGCGCCGTGGGGCCAGGTGGGGGAGCAGCTGGGCGGGGGGCAGCAGGACGCGGGGCCTTGGCTCTCGGTTGCTGCACTCCCACCTGGCGAGGGTCCACGTTGCCCAGGTACTCGCCCACCAGCTGCTCAGGATCAAGCCGTATCGGGCTCAGCGAGACACAGCTCCGCGGCAGCCGCCCGGCCCGGCACATCTTCTCCAGGTTCTGCCGGGTGCAGGCCCGGCCTGTGGTGGTGCGGATCAGTTCAGCCCCGGCAGTGGAGTTCATTGGCACGCTGCAACCCGTTGCGTTCGTGGGTTGCAGCCTAGTTGCAAGCGCCGTCACAGCAGGCTCAGCTGGTTCGCGCTGCCGTTCCGCAGCCCCAGCACGCGCCGGATCTTGCCCCATCGCTTCGCGCAGAAGCACGCCTGCGACCGATACCACTCCTCCACGGGTTGAGTGTGCTTGGTGTAGTTGCAACGCTGACACGCTGGCAGGATGTTGCTCAAGACGTGATTGCCCCCCCTAGAGATCGGAATCACATGCTCGATGTGAAGGTCGCCAGCTGATCCGCAGTAGGCACACAGGTTGCCGAAGTGGTTGAAGCGGTCTCGAATCTGGGCAGTCGTAACATGCACGCCAACAGATCCGCGCTGCACAGCCTTGCGCCGCCTCGCTTTCTCGCTGTGATAGATCCTGAAAGCAGGGTCCACCTTGTA